TCACCAGCACCCCGAGCTCTGGTCCTTCGGACAGATGGGCGTGGCCCAGTCCGTACCCGTCTGGGCGGTCAACAGCTGGGCGCCGCGATCCGTAGTGATCGGCGCCTCGGCGGGCGCCTCCACATGGAGCGCCTGGAGGAAAGCCGCCAGCGTGTCGGCCGCGTGGGCGCCGCGGCTGATCGTGCCGTGGTCCAGCGGTTCGCCGGGAACCCACGTCATCACGGTCCAGTGCTTGGGGAAGCGCTCGGACGGTTCGCCGAACCGCACCGGGGTCGGCACCGGGAGCGGCAGGCGCGGGGCCAGCACGGGTAGCCACCGCCGCTCCTTGAGCTGAGGCTCGGGGGTGGAGTCCATGCGCTGCATGCGCACGGCCAACTCGTCCCCGAGGCGCCACATTTGGTTGCCCCAGCCGCCCGCCACCTCGCGTATGGCCAGCCCTGCAAGGTCTGGATGTTGCTCCTGCAGCAGGTCGCGGACCAGGTCTGCGGTGATCACGATCTCGGTGTCGGTCATGCGAAGTCACAGTACTGAGGCGGCAGGCGGAGCGGCCCTCGCTCTAGGGAAACGCTGAAGTCGCCCGAAGGGCGCGAGCTCATCCGGCGCAGCGCCGGGGCCTGGGGACAGGCTCACCTGGCCGCCGGTGGCGAACCGGAGCACGTCGCGGCCGCAGTCAAGGCCACCACCATGTTCTACGCACCTGACCCGACCTGACATCCCCGCTGCGGTCAGCTGACCGGCACCCTTGGCTCTGGCACCCCGATGGGAATCGTCAATCGCGCGGTCCGACTATAGATCACAAAACATGACTGTAGTGTGAGCGTCGAAATCCTCATGAGTGTCGAGATCGTGCCTGTTCTCGTCCTCGGACGAGTCCCCAGGCCCCGCTGAAGCCCCAGAACAGTCATGCCACGAAATGGCACTCAGGCTCTTACCGATACCTCGTCGTGGCCTCGGTGCAGGGGCGGCCGCGACGGCGTCGTGCAGCGGCAGGAAATCACCGCGGTAAACGCAATAAACGTCCTTGACTTCTGGAGAACGGCTATGAGACGCCAGCCTGCTTGACTCGGGACCGGTGGGCGATTGTCTACGACAACGCAATGATGGTTCTTGGCAACAATACAGCTTGTACTCCTCGACGCCAGAATCTGGAATAACCGCAAAGGACTCCCAACGCCATATTCGGATGGATTGGATGCTGGTACAATTCAAACAGGCGCCATTCCAGCATCGGAATGCACAGTCCCGTCACATACGAGATCCCCTACCGGCTCTGGGACACCACCGAGTGACTTCACCTCAGGTGTCCGTCCAACGGGGGAACATCAGGTGTAGGAGGTGCAACGTGAACAGGCTGGTGAGTCTGGCCGCGTCGGTGGACGATCGGCCCACACTCCAACAGGTGGACGCGATGCTCGCCGAACTGCGGCCGATGCCTCGCGACCGCGCCGTCAGCGAACTGATCGACAAGTTGCTGGATTACCGCTCCTTGCTGCTCCTTGGCTCTTCGCCGGTGCTCTGACCACTGGAGGGGCCCATCCCCGTGGGCTGTCTCCACGGGGATGGGATGGCCGGGCGCGTGTTCTCCGATACAGATCGGATCGACTGATGTGACCAGGTCATTACTTCGTGCTCGGCGTGTACGCCGCCGCGTTGCTGACCGCTCCCGAAACGGGCCTGCTGCCCGCCTTGCTGCTGTCTGCTCTGCTGCCCCATATGGCGGCACCGAACGGCTGCCCCTGAGGCCTCGTCGCAATGCCCTCAACATCGATGAGTTCCAGCAGTCGCCTCTCAACGTAGCGATCACTGTGATGGGACTTGTCCACGATCCGCTCAACCAGATCATTGATGTTGCGGGCGAAGTCGAGATCCCATGGGCTCACCTGGGCGAACTGTTCGAGGATCTGCTGCCTGACCTGTTGCCAGTTCTGCCGCAACTGCTGCTCGATCTGCTGGGCCTGCTGCTGTTCCATGAGCGTCCTTTCTGGTTGGAACGTCATGTACATACCCTAAGTAGCCGACTCACTACTCTTGCTTCCTTAGGATCCTTTAAATTATTGTCCGGTCTCGATAGCCCCTGCCCCGCCGCCATCCCGCACCATGCGGAACGAGACGAGGTCGTCGCAGGTAAAGACACGACAAGCCTCACCACACACGATGTCCATCGACGATCAAAGCCCGCATGATGACGTCCGCGGCTCTCGGCACAAGACCTCCAACCATCACCGACAAGGTGCTGGAGGGCATGGCCGAATGGCAGAACCGGCCCCTGGATGCGGTCTACCCGGTGATCTTCGTCGATGCCATCCACGTGAAGCTGCACGAGGGTCAGGTCGCCAACCGGCCCATCTACGTGGCGATGGCCGTCACCGTCGATGGCGAGCGCGACATCCTCGGGCTGTGGGCCTGCGACGGTGGCGAGGGCGCGAAGTTCTGGCTGCATGTGCTGACCGAGATCAAGAACCGCGGTGTCACTGATGCGCTGATGGTGGTCGCGTCGAACTCGCGCGCACCGCGGCGCTCCTGGCCGCCGCCGACGCGCACGCGCTGCTGCCCGCAAGAGCGTCACCTGCGGTTCTCCCTGGTCCGTCGCGCCGCCTTCTTGTCGCTGTCGCGGCCGAGAAGCTGGGCGCGGAACTGGTTGAAGGTCATTCGCGGGTGGTCATCCCACCAGCGTTTCAGCTCGTCAGAGGCATATTTGTGGGCGATGTCCTGGCGGCCGGACAGCAGCGATCGGCCGTCAATGCCCCGCCGGCGGCCCTCCTCGTTCACCATGACGCCGCGGGTGTACCGCTCCGCCCCGATGAAGGTCATCTCCAGCCACTCATCGAACACGCGACGGATCGGGAGACCGGACTCCTTGGCGTGCTCACGGATTCGGTCGTTCAGCGTCTGGACGCGCTGCTCGGCCCGGTCACGATCCTTCTTCTCCAGCGCGACCGATGCCTCGCGCTTCGCAGCCCGCAGGTCCCGCTCCATCCGCCGCATCTTCTGCGAGTCGCCGTAGTCGGCCGGGTGCTTACGCACCACCGGTCTCTTCGTGGCGCCAGGCAGGTAGGCGAGCAGGTTGTGCCCACAACCGGGATGCAGCAGGCCCGCTGTGCGGGCCTGCTCTACGGTTCCCTCAACGAGCACATCAACCTGCTCGTCGGAGACGTAGGAGAGTTCCTGCCGCCACCCGATCCGCCCCGACTGGGTGAGGATCTTGCCTTCCCAGAAGTCGCATTTCGGGCAGGTGAACGGGAGCCGGCTCACGATGACGAGATCAACCCCGTTCTCCTTCAGCGTGGCCAGGTGCCCATCCACGGCGGCACGCGACATCGCGGTACGCACGGCCATCTCCGTGTACGACCCCATCGACCACGAACGGCCCTTCGAGTCCGTGAACCCCGTGATGCCCTTGCGCGCGAACATGTCAAGCGCCCGTTGCGTGGCCTGCTCCCTGGTCTCCGCGCCCGTCAGCGCCCGCCCAGCAACTTGGGCGACCACCTGGGAAAAACACGTCCTCCGTAGTACGCAAGGCTCCCGTGTGGACGCTCTGCACGCGTGCCACGGTCTGGCGTGCCAGCTCGATCACGCCCTGGCCCTGGCCGATCCGCTTCGCGTTCCCCAGATGCGTCAGGTCCGTCATCGCGCGCTGCACGCCGCGGCGCCACGCCGCGTCGACGCCGGTCGTAACGAGCTTGTCCGACAGCCGCTCCAAGCGGCGCACCACCCGGTCCGCCTGACGACGCAGCTCCCGCAGCTCGGCGAAGCGAACGCCCTCCCACTCGGGCTCTCCCAGCCGCGCGACCAGTGCCTCCGAGACAACGCGCAGCAGCTCCCGCTCCGCGTCGTAGTAGATGGCCGCTACTGCGCGGGCGTGGTCGAGAGCGGCCTCGATCTGCTCAAGGTCTTGCTGTCCCAGGGCCTCGGCCGCCGCGGTGGTCATCTCAGTCCTCGCCGCCGGCATCCGGGATCAGGACGTCGTCCAGCCGGTCCGGGTCGGGAACGGTCAGCCCGAGCTCGTCGCGCAACCTTTTGACCTCTGCCGTGACCTGGTGGTCGTCCCACTCGGCGTGGACGAGGCGCACCTTGGACTCCAGGCTGATCGCCTGGGCCGGTTGAACAGCTCGACCGTACGACCCAACGCCTCCGGATCCGGCAGGACACCGTCTGGCCAGTGCACTTCGGCCCGCTCGGGCGTGACCTTCGTACTCCACACGCCGAGGTCCACCGACAGCAGGCCTCCGAGAGCCACTGCAAAGGCGGCGTCCAGTAACCCGTCTTCCTGCCCCTGGTCGAGAAGGACTTGCGGTCGCGGCTGTGGATCTCCGTCGCGGTCAACTGTCGGCCGGAGCCGTCTGCCTCGCCGAACGATGACGCGCTGTAGCCCGCGCCCCTCAAGATCTGAGCGATCAGTGCTTTGGCGGACTCAACATGCTCGGTCACTCTGATCGCGAACTGGCTGATCGTCAGCATCGCGTTCGGCGCGGCGCCGGGCGGCGGGAGCATCGCCAGGCCGGAGTAGATCTCCTTGTCCGGGTCCCAGCTCGCGCCCTTGCCGCGGCCGTGGTTTTCCAGGAACAGATCCGGGACCACGATCCTGCCCTTGCCGAGGCGGATGTCACGCATCAGCGAGGTCCACACCTCGTCGAGGCTGTCCATCAGGTGCTCGACGCCCTGGTAATCGGAGCGTCCGAGCGCCGTTCCCCTGATCAGTCGGTGGGGCCTCATGTTGGGCACGTAGCTGGTGAGCAGGCCGCGGGGAAAGTAGGTGTCGAACCCTCCGGTCTCGTCCACCTTGTCGGCGTAGATCTCGGTCTCGGGATGCTCCGTCAGCGGGATCGGCTTGCCGAGTTTGTCGCTGGTGCCCTCGTAGAGGCCGTGATAGACGCGGCCCTTCTCATGTCGTTCCAGATGCCGGATCACGCACTTGTCGTCCTCGGCGAGGACCTTCCAGAACGTGACTGCCGCCAGAGCTCCATATCGGAACTCGGGGACGGCGGAGTCGGGCGGGAACACCGACAGAACCGGGTGGTCGTACATCCCAGTGTCCCAGCCGACCCGGAGGAACACGCCACCGTACGCTGAGCTGACCTCCGCGGCCTCCAGGAGCGCCCCGTAGATGCCCGCCTCGTGCATGAGCGCGTCGAGCCGCTTCTGCCCGTTCTTCCCCCTCACCCTCAAGGTCGGAGGTTCGCTGAACAACAGGTCGGCCGAGGTGCTGCTGATGTCGCCCGCGACCGGCACGTGCAGCTTCGTGTTCCGGACCTGCCCGGCCGGCGTCGGCGAACCCCAAAACCAGCGCGACACGCGGTTGATGAACCCGGTCGCCCCTGGTTGTGGGCGGTCCCAGCCCTTCGGATCCAAGCCGATTCCGTGGACCTGGTTCGCGCCGTACACGCGTGCCAGATCGTCTGGGTCTCCGGCGTACCACGCCTCCCACTGCTGGTAGAGCCGCAGTTCACGCTTGATGTGCGGCGGCGGCCACTCCTGGTCCTGCACCGGCAGCGGCATCTCACGCCCTCACTCTTCTGTTGTTGATCACCGGACGGTCAGACAGGCCAGTGCCAGGTGCCTGGGGGATCGCCCGGCGGGACGTTGTACTCGTGGAACCCGCCTCGCGCGCCGGGAGTGAACACCCACAGGTGCACGTGGAAGGGGCTGTCGAGCGGCGGGACCGCGCCCACCCGCACCCCCTCGGGGTCGAGGGTGTCCACGTCAGCGGTCACGATCGCCGCCCGCACCGCGTGCAGCCCCTGCTTGCCGCGATAGCGAACGATCCGGCCCGTGGTCGGACGCTCCATGAAAGCTCCTTAAGTGATGAAGACCAGCCCAGACGGCAGCACCGGCCGCTCAGGCGGCGCATCGACGCGCACCCACATCTGGTAGGCGCCGTCAGTCAGGACCACGCCGCCGTCTGGGCCGACGAGAATGCGCGCGTCAGCGCCCGCCGCCTTCGCGCCAGACCACTCGGCCGGATGCCAGTCTCCTTCCGACGGCTCGACGCCAGGCTCGGTGAAGGCGATCTCGACCTGTTCGGTCCCGACCGCGCCCTCGATCCAGGCGTACAAAAGCTCCCTGGACAGGGAGGACATCGGTTCCACTGAGCACCTCCCTACGTATGGGGCGAATTAGCCCGCCAAGCCCGGCGCGGCCTCCCAACCGCCCAGCGGCGGCGCGGTGAATGAGCAGACCAGCCGCGACGCACCAGCCCAGCGCCGCCGATGGCCCGGATCTCGCCAACCTCGGCCTGTTCAGCGAGCACCGCGGCGTCAGCGGCATACTTCGGCGCCTCGAACGACGCACTGTCTGCCAGGGAGGCGCCGTCGAAGCCAGCGATGACTGCGTGGACGGCGGCGTGCTCGACGAACGCCGCGGCGTCGGCAACGTCCAGACCGGTCGAGGCGACCGACTCGACGAACTGCCCTGAATCGCTGGCCTCCTTGGCGACCACCGCTGAAGCCGCTTCGTTCAGCGCGCCGATGTCGGCCGCCGCCGCCTGCGCAACCACTGCGGTGGCCTCGGCCAGCGTCCCGGAGTCGCTGGAGACAGGACCGATCGACTTCGCGACGTCCACCAGCTCGGCCAGCGCGCCAGCGTCAACGCTCGTGGCCTGCACGTTCACCTGGGCCCTGTCGGTGAGGTGGGCCTGATCAGCGCCAATCCACCGGAGCTCCAGCATCGACGCTTCAGCCAGCGTCGCTTGGTCGGCGCCGCCCGGGCCGACATCGAGGGCCGGGGCCTCGATCAGAACGGCCATGTCCGACGCTGCGACGTCGGACATGGCCGCTGCTGTCTCGGTCAGGGTTCCGGCATCGTTGGCCGCCACGCGCTGACCGTCCGGCACGACGGTGGTAGTGGACGACTCAACCACGCTGGCCGCATCGGCCGCCGCCTTGGGCGCCTGTGGAGGACCGGTGACGGCCGGGGCGATGGCCAGGGTGTATCCGGCCCGCCACTCGACCTCGTTGACAGAAGCGACGAAGTCCGCGGGGCCGGTCGGCGCGTCGAACTGCAGCGTGCGGGCCGCAGCCGCCAGGACGGTGTAGATCCGCGACTGGATGTGGGCCAGCGCGGTCAGCTCGTCCGGCGCGGCGACGGTCATGGCGGTGCCGAGTGAGTACACCGCGACCAGGCGGAGCTCCACGTCGCCGTCCGACATCGGGGTGATGCCCGGCGTCGTGATGTTCAGGCCGGTACCGTCCGTCGAACGCGCGATCTTCGGAACCGCCGACTGCGACGCGTCCTTGACCGCGACGATGAGGCAGACACCGTCCGAGCCGCCGGTCTGCGCGAACGTGTAGAGGCCAGGCTCAGACGATCCAGCGCGTTTCCACCACACCCGGATCGCCTGGATGATGTCGTTTTCGCCGATCCCGTCCAGGGCGTCCAGGAGTTGCCAAGCGGTGCCGCCGGTCGGCGTCGTCATGGCCGCCGTGGACCCGCGGTCCGCCGCCTGGATGGCGATCAGCACGTCGTTGAGAGCGACACCGGCAGGCGCGCTGACGGAGTAGGTCGCGTTACCGGATGCCGTCGTGGAGGTCGTCCGGATCGACGGCGGTATGGTCCCGCCTTCCGGCTGGCTCGCCCAGCGCGTCTCGACCAAGCCTCCGCTGTCGGCGCTGGCTTTGGCGACTTCCGGCGCCTGGGCGATGCTGGCCGTCTCCGCCAGCGTGCCGCTGTCGGTGGCGTCCTTGAGATCTCCGAGAGTGGTGAACCCGATCTGGTCAACCCAGGCCGCGTCCTCCCCTTCAAGGAACGACTCGTCCTTGGTGTAGGAGAACGTCACCGTTGACTTGCCGAGCACGTCGAAGGTAACCGGTGTCCAGTCGATCTCGCCGGAGTCGGTGAGCACTTCCACGCCGTCGATCACGACGTGGAACTGGTCGAACCCCGCCTCGGACGACACCCGGTAGGAGAAGGACACGGACTCGGCGTTGGCCGGGACGACGACCACAGCTTCCGTTGCCCCGCTATTGCCGATGAGGGCGCTTTTCAGCGACCACGTGCCGGAAGCGGCGTAGTCGGAAGCCCGTGCCCAGGTCCCCGTGATGGCGAGGTTGAGGGTTGTGTCCTCGAAGTCCTCCAGGATGGTCGCCACGCCGCGCCCCCTCCCTCGTCAGGCAGTCGCGTTGTGGCTCAGGCCAGGGACAACTGGACCGTGAACACCCAGGAGGCGGCGCTGGTCTTCTCGCCCAGGCTCTCGACTTTGCGGTTCAGCATCCGCCCGCCACTCGCGGCGTTGAAGATCCCCCACTCGTTCCACACGAAGTTGGCCTCCGCAGTGGAGAACGTCACCCGGAACGTCACCACGACAGCGGTGGCGTCAACACCGTCCGTGTGCTGCGGATAGGTCGCATCCATCCCTTTGCGGACCGTGTTCGTGCCCTGCAGGTCGGTCTGCAGCGGGTCCACCGCGGCGACGCCGTCGCCGACACCGATCCGCGCGTTGGCCGCGTCGAACGCCGTGACGGTGGAGCCGCCGATCAGGCGGTGCCATAGCGCGGCCACCCCGCCGTACATGAGCAGGTTGCCCTCACGCTCGATCACCTCGAACGGCGTTGCGGCCGGGCTGGTGTCGTCGCCGTGGAACTTCTCCAGGTTCCAGTGGCAGCGCCACCGGCCGGTGTCATGGCGGCCCACGCCGGCCGCCAGGTGGCTTCCCTCGGTCAGTCGCGCGTTGTCCCGCATCGTGTGCCCTCCCGGACATGCAGAAGAGCCACCCGGTCGGATGGCCCTGACGTTGGTGATTGAGGGTGCGATCCCCGGCCCCGCGCTGCCCCTCAACAGCAGGGACCGGGGTCGCACCTGGTGCTCGACGCGCGTACAGGGAAGCCGCGCGGAGCGACGCACCTCCGGGCGGCCAGGCCGCCACAACCGGCCGCGTGTCCGGGGTGCGCGTCTAGAGAACGGGGACGGGTTCGAGCAGCCTCAACCAGGCCGCTTGCGTGGTGTGCAGGGAATACCGCAGGGCGTCCACGCTGTGGTCGTCCACCTTTACCGGAACGTCATCGCCGCGCTCGGCCTTGCGCTCGTCCCACGCGTAGCCGGCCATCTCGTCGAGCAGGCCGCGGCAGCTCGCGTGCACGCGCAGGTGATCGGCGGAGATGAGGTTCGACACAGTGCGGATGCCGTCCAAGACCGCGTTGTCGGCCTGCATGGGCCGGTAGTGGTCCCGGTAGAGCTGCTGGATGAACGAGGCCGCGCTCGGGTCAACCACGAGCCACTCAGGCCTGACGCCGCGCGTCCCCGGCCCGTAGGTATCCGGGATGCGGTCCAGCCAGTCGGTCAATCGCGTGCTGTACTCCGAGTCCGTCAACTGCCGCCGCTCTGCGCGGGAGTCGTAGCGCATCTCGGATGCGACGTAGATGCGGCGCTGCCCTTCGCGATCGGGCACGCTGACGCCCAGCAGCACCGCGGCGAACGGATTCGTCGTGCCATAGTCCACGCCGACCGACAGCCACTTCTCCATCAGCGGAAGCGAGGTCACGACGTGCTTGTCCTCGTCGAACTGGTCGTAGATCGCGCCCTCAGCCATGACCCACAAGCCCTGAATGAAGCGCTTGTACCAGAGCCCGGAGTACTCGCTCTTGAGGGCCTTGACGTAGGCCGGGTCAAGGCTGTGGTTGTCGTCCAAGGTGAAATGCCACGACCTAAGATCGAGCTCGTGGGCACGGTCGAGGAAGTCCTTCTTCAGCCAGTGCGACGGCGCGTCCGGGTTCGTGCTCCCGAACAACTTGGCGCCCGTTACCGACAAGCGGCTGAGCAGCATGTCCCAGAACGCCCGGTCGATCAGCGTAATCTCGTCCACGTACGCGCCGACCGCCGTCATGCCCCGCAGACGGTTCTCTGCTCGGGCGTCATTGGAGGTGACGATCTCGACGGTGCGGCCCAAGATTTTCGCGGTGGGCGCACCTCTGGTGTAGGTGATCCTCTTGGCGATCGGGCCGGTGATCGCGGGGTCCATGAGCGGCTCGAAGACGTTTCTGCCGACGGTGTCGCTCGTCTTGCCGACCACGACCAGAGAGCCGCCCCTTGGCGCGTTCGCCACGAAGATCACCCAGCGGATCAGGGACGCGATGGTCTTTCCGCTTCGGATCGCGCCCTGCCAGATGTTCAGGCGTGCCGTTGACTCAGCGATGCTCTTCTCTTGCGTTGGCGACAGCTTGACCGCCAGGCGTAGGCTCACGCTTCGCCCCCGGCGTCGTCGTACTCGATCGCGCCCTGGATGACCTCGGCTTCGAGGATCACGTCGGTGTCCGGGTCGGGCACGTTGTGGCGCTGCTGGAGCTGGAGCAGCATGTTGCCGAGCAGGCTGGCCATGTCGTTGTCGGCCGCGCCGTTCCTGTTGATGAGATCCAAGCCCAGGAGACTGGCTCGCTTGTTCACGATCTTCAGGACGGCCTCGACGGCGTTGACCTCGCCCTTGAGCACTCGTGGCCAGACGGACGCCATCATGCGGTCCAGCCGGTTGATCTCCAGGTTCAGCAGTTCCTCGGCCGCCATCGCCTCCTGCTTGGCCGCCTTCTTCAGCGCGGTCGTGATGTCCTTGGAGACGAGCTGCGGCGAGGAGTAGCCGAGCCGCTGCGCGATCACCGCGTTGCTGACCCCGGCGATACGCATCTGCAACGCCTGGTAGCGCCGCTCGTGCCGCGCAAGCTTGACCTGGGCGTCTTCGGCCATGAGGGGTCAGATCCTTTCGCTTGCGCTACCGCTGGCGGTCCGCGTGACTTCGGAGAGCCGCCATCACCACGTCCGCGAGCGACGCGTCACCGTCTCGGCTGCGGATTTCCGCGACCAGGCCGGTCACCTCGTCGTGCTGAGCGGCGGTCAGGGGCACGATCAGCTCGACCATCGCGCCCGCCTTCGGGCGCGGCGGCGGCGCGGCCGAGCTGGCAGGCCCGTGATGCGCGTCTCGGTCGTGCTCGCCCGTGGGTTCGTCGTCCTCGATGTCGGACGAGTCGTCTTCGTCGTCGGGGTCGTCTCCGAGACCCTCGGGTGCGGCAGGCGCCGGTGTCGGCGCTGACCTGCTGGTGGCGAGTTCGTCGTGCACGATCTCGATGTCCCCGAGGTCGTCGAGCAGGTCGGAGAGGTCTTCGTCCCGCCAACCGGTGCCGTCCAGATCCGGAAGCGACTGCAGCAGCTCGGCAAGCTTGGCGTCGTCGTACTGGCCGTACTCGGCGAGCCGGTTGTCCGCGAGCATGATCCGCTGAGCGGTCTCGTCGTCCACGTCGATGATGACCGTGGGCACGTGCTTCAATCCGGCCTTGGCCGCTCCGCGCCAGCGGTGCTCACCTGCGACGATCCGCATCCGGGACTTCTGGGCGACGACGGACCCGTAGAAGCCGTGCTTCTTGATCGACGCGACGATCACATCCACGTCGCCCTGGTGTGGGTTGTCCGGGTGCGGCTCCAGGTCGCCGACCATGATCATCCGGTACTCCTGCGGTGCAATCTTCGCCATCAGCCCTCCTATGACGCCCCGAGAGGGCGGCACGTAGTCGACAACTCTGATCTGCGGCCTGCATGTCTCCGCAGGCCAGATCACATGCGGTGGCCATCACTGGCATGGCATACCAAGGAGCCCTGATGTGGACAACCGGGCCCTCTGGCAGCAATTCATAACCTCTCGGTGCCACAGCAAGGCGCATTCGAGGACGGATGTCACATCTGGCGCCTGCACACACTCTTATAGACGCAACACACCCAAGCGAGGAGAAAGGCGATCACAAGATGCCCAATAACGAGTTCGGCGTAGCAACTCTCCGAGGACGATTCAAGACAGCACTCGCGATGGCGAGCGCGGTCACTGCCACACTGGCGACGGTCATGTCTGCCGGTGCCATGCCTGCTGGAGCGACGACTTCCATAACCAGCGAGGTGCGCGCTTCAGACGTCGTCTACTGGGGCTTCGTTAGTGCCAACACCCATCAATGCCTGTCCACCTACGCCTCCGGCACCATCCGCTCGCTGCCCTGTTCCGGGTCCGCCCAAGCGCAGCAATGGCACTGGATTGACAGTCGGTGGAACGGCGACCAACGGCTACTCAAGAACAGATGGACTGGGAAGTGCCTGATCGCGACCAACCCGGTCACATCGGGAACTTGCGAAGACTGGACCAGCAGGCACTGGCGCAAGGAGTTCGTAATCTTCAATGGTTACTGGATCCGCAATAACAACGAAGGCTTCGGATGTCTGGCTGACGAACCGGGGGACCTCGGCGTCGGACTTGGTCCGGCCTGGAACCCCAATATCTGGTATATCGCCGAACGGGATCGGGCGTAAAACGCTGTCACGATCCTGGCGGTTTACAACGAAGACGAAGCCGCTCAGGAGGGCATGTCGATCGGCATCAAGCCGGTCACCGTGTCGGGCTCGGTGGCGGTGCCGATTCCTGCTAACTGGGTCGGCATGATGACTCTATCGGGCACCTATGCCATGAGCACAACCTCGGTGTATCGGCGCGCGAAGATCGACTTCGGGACGGGCCAGAACTCGCCCGCCCCGTCGTGCAGGACATAGTCGCCGAGGCCGGCGCGCTGCATACCCTCGGGCGTCTGAATGTCCACGTACTCACCGGCGCGGCCACGGATCGCGGTCTGCCCGACGATGCCGCGCAGATTCGAGTACCTGTTGATCCAGGACAC